TGGAGTGCCTTACAGTTCTTCACGAAGCTCTGGAGTTCCCTGTCGAATGCCTTGTCGCATGTTCTCTTGGCTGCCTCGGCTTCGTCCCTGTTCACGGATTCGACCCAGTGACCGACCCCTTCGGCTAAGACATCAATCCTGTCGTCTTGCTTCAGGCTGCCTCGATCCTTTGTGAGGTAGGCCAACTGGTAGAACCCGTTGTAGTATCGCTCCCGCTCGCCGGCATCCTCGGGTAGGTCTGTGTTCTGGTTCAGGACGATTGTCTTGTCCATGACCACCCTGTGCTGGTTCATCGCGGGTTCGAGCTTGTCGATGATCCTGAGTTCCTTCTGGATGTGTACGTTGTACTCCTCGAGGGTCACCGGGTAGATGAGCTTGAAGATGGGAGCGATGAGGCTGGTGAACATGCCATCACCGAAGTTGCTCTCGATCTTCACGAGGTTGACTTGCTGTTCCTTGGCGATACCTGCGAGGGACTTCAAGGTGGACTCGTCGTAGCCACCTGCCAGCCCACCCCAGCGGGTGACGTACACCTTGCCATGGAGGGACTTGGTGACCACATACGAGGTTTCATCCTTGCCGCGGCCCGATGGATCGATAACCATCACTGAGCCTTCATATGGTAACATGCGCTCAGGCGGCGTGAGAGGCCCGTAGAAGCGATCTCCGGTCATCCCTACGTTGGGTACCTCTTTCAGTTCCTGCTGCGGCCCTGAAGCCCATACGAGCCTGTCCGGCCCAACCTCGGGGTCTATGTCGAAAACTATGAGATCCCTGAACTTCAGTGGGAAACGAGTCTCATCGCTGAGTGTCGTGTCAAGCATAAATTGAAGTGCGAAACCAGATCTTCCATACTCAGCTTCACGCTCCAGCAAGTCCTGTTCATCGAATCGCATAGGGTCGACTGGTCGTCCCACAAGAGAACTATCGTCCCTGAGTCGCTTACAAATGCCGGGAGCCAGCCTTCCGCTGTACTGCTGGGCTTGTTGATCATTGGGGTATCGTGCCGGCCACACTCTGATTTCGTATCCACGTTCCTCGAATCCTCCATAGATGGTTTGAACGGACTGCGGCGTACCGAGTCCTATTGATTGCCCGATGGTGGGCATCAGGATAGCCCCACCCATCTCTCGAGCACGGCTTGTCAGTATCTCACGCTTACCTTCCGTGAGCGAGTTGTTGGGCACCTCGATGTCATCGAAGACAACCTTTGAGGCGCGGCCACCAGTCATCTGACCAGTGACTCCTACAGCCCGGACGCTGGGTGCTTGGTGTGGCCCGGACGGCCCGACATCAAACGCAAGCGTACTGTCCCTCTGGTGAGCCTTGGCGGCGAGCCATTGGAGCAGGGGCAGTGTCGCGATGCACTGCTTGGTGAACGTACAGAACTCCAGAGCCTTGTACTCCGAAGCTGAGACCACCATGATGCGCTCGTTGGGATCTCGGAGGAGACACCACATGACGAATGCCGCGGTGATCCAGCTCTTGCCAATCCCGCGGAAAGCCATAACGATACGGCGCTTCGGGCCATGCTGGAGGTACTCTGCAATCTCATACTGTGCCTCTGTTGTTCTTCACCCAGTTTGGGTACTTGATCTGCTGCGCCATATCAAAACTCTCCAATTATATGCTGCGCTATATCGCGAGGGTGAACAACCAGAGCGCGAAGTAAACTCCCAGTGCAACCGGGAGGACGCGCTGTCGTGCCCACCACTTGGTGAGCCTCATGCGAAAGCGTTTTGTTCTCTTGCTCATGTGTCTGCTCCTAGTTGTACTTGTTGTCAATGAGAATCATATCCAGTCCAGCGGATACAGCCGAGGGTGAGGTAGCGTTCTGAGCTTCCACCCAGACGGTAGTCTTAGCCTGCACACCGATGTACGGCTTGTTCTCTTTTATGAACCAAGAGTTAGCGACGGTTCCTTCGAGAGCGATACGCCGGGTGTTGGTTTCTCACTGCTGGGTCTGACCGTGAGTTGATTGGATGCTGCCTTGGATGTAGGCTTGCTCTTGAGGTTCACCAGCAGACCACGTAGCGAGGTCATCAGCAATCCAGATGATTCCCTGATTGGTCTCGTCGCTGCCGCTGACAGCCACATACATCCGGTTGATGTACAGGTACTCCTTCGCGGTCGTAACGACAGTCTGTCCGTTGAGCGGGAGGACTTCGGACTGTAGCTCGTAGTTGACATCAAGTCCTTCGATAAGGACAGCCCAAGCTCCTGTGCCTGTGAGGTACACGTCATCGGTAGATTCACTTGCCATCTCCAGCACCGTAGTGGCGGCGAGCTTCGTCCAGCCGTTGCCAGCCTCCCAGATAAACTCATGGTCTGTGCCGACGAGTTCGTTGGTACCGAACTTCGCCATGCCGGTTACACCGGGAACAGCTCCACGGGCGACGGTCAGCCACGGCAGTTCCAGCTCAGCGCCAGCTGGGTCATGCAGTTTGAATACAGTCATTATTCTAGTCCTACGTCGAGGTAATGTGAGATGTGTCCTACTGGATAAGTCGGATCACTTTGCTTTCCGCGAGGTTCCCGATCTTGACGGTCGTTACGGAAATGCCGAATTTTCTTGCTTGCTTTTGAATCCTTCGCTTGAGATCTCCGCGAAAGGTCTTTGTACGTATGTCGTCCCACTTCGTTTCTTCTACGAGGTCGTGAACGTAACCGACTCCGATCTGGTTGAGTGCTTCCTCTGCATCTTCTACGTCGATCACACACTTGCGTATGTCGAAGATCGACCACATTAAGACGATGCTGATTACACACTTCTTCCCATCGGAGCTTGTCAGGATCTGTTCGTCGAAGTCCATAGCGTCAGGTTTGACGTTCATCACATGCAGCTCGTCGAGGCCGAGCGGGAGGTGCCACGTGATGCCGGCCTTGAAGGTACGGACGAACTTGCCGCGGCGAAGGAGTACTCCTTCCTCCCACTCGTCGATGAACGTGCAGATCTGGAACCACCCCACGGCTTCCCATATGATGTCCCATGCGGAGCGGATGAAGTCCATTTAGTTCTCCCAGATGATGCCGTCGACGATGTCGTTGATTTGATTCCAGATCTCACCCCAGTAGCGAACCTGTGCAGAGTCTGCGTAATACTTCCAGCAATGCGGATAGTTTCTCCACCACTTGCTGTTGTCCTTGCCCCAGTAGATTCCGGTCAGTGTCCATGCCTCGTTTTCAGACCAACATACCAATTTTGAATAATTTGGTATTTCGATGATCTCTTGCTGCACGTGAACGTAATGCACACCTTCATGCATCAGC